GATGAAGAGTTACGTTGTGTGTTAGGGGTTGGAAGAAAAACCGCTAAAGCAATAGCACAACAGGCGGACGCAGTCGTCAGAGTTAACGGAAGAAAGCTTAATTCGATGGAAAAGATTAGACAGTACATTGATACAGTAGCAGGAAAGTAAGAGAAAGGAGTAAAGATGGAATACCCGAAAGCAGTCATGAAGATGGGAGAACTTGTTAAGATGGGGTTCCCGAGGTCGTTTCTGGATGAAGCTTATCGGGAAAGAGGACAGGACTTTGCACAAAAAGGTTCTAAGTCCAATTCTCCTATATTTTTCGATACAGAAAGATTTGAAAAATGGAGAATAAGAAAGCTAACAAATGAGAACCAAGCAATGCAGAGAGGAGGGTTTTAAATGAAAATGGGAGCATTTATGATGGGGTGCGGACTGTTGGTCTGCGGATTAGATTTAATGCCATTCTGGTTTATGGGTACTTGCGTAGCCGCAGGACTGGCATTAATCGCACGAGAGCGTGATGGATGGAAATAAAAAAAGCACCCAGACATGCAGGTCTAAAGTGCTTAACAAAAAATGTATAAACCGATTATAGCAGGAAAAAGGAGATATGACAATGATTATTACAAAAAAAGAGTTTAAAGATGCGGTTAAAGAAGCCGTCATTTGGACGATTGAAAATGAAAAAGAAAGGGTTAGCGAATTAAATAGAGGATTAGGAAACCAAGTAAGTATAGAGATGTTAGCGGATTTTTATGAAGAGGTATTCGAAAAAGCATATAAAAATAAAGAAGAATTAAAAAGCTATGAAGAGATAAACGAAATCTATAATATTGCAATGGAAAATTGCTTCAATGATAAATGCTGTACACCAATATACGTGGTATACGTTAAAGCTATGATGTTTATGTCAAGTGTTGAAAAATTAATTAATACCCTACATGAATTAAGAAATAAAAAGATATTAGAAGAAAAATCATTCATGGAATTTGGAGATGGTTTTGTTCATGAAGTCATGGAAGAACTAAAGGAGAGTGAGCGGGAATGATTATTACAGGATACACAAATGAATACGGAACAGTAATCCCAGAAGAAGATGCAACAGAATATATCTGGAAGCAGGCAAGAAACAATGAAGAAGATAAAACATGGCTATTAGAGTATATGTGGGACGTGTTTACAGGAAATCCAAAATTCAAAAAGGAATTAGAGGAACTAAAAGAAGCTCGTTTTGATGATGTATGCAGTGTGAAAGAGTGTGACGAGCAGGGAAACGTCATTCCGTATAACGGAGAATATGAACCAGAGGGGAGATAGAAAGATATGACAATACATGAAAAAATGATGAAGATTCAGACAACATTGAAAGCACCAAAAAATCTAAGGAACTCATTCGGTGGGTATATGTACCGCAACGCAGAGGGAATCTTAGAAGCTGTGAAACCACTTCTGGAAGAACAGAAGCTTGCAATGTACATAACGGACGATGTAATAGCGGTTGGTGATCGTGTTTATGTAAAAGCAACGGTAAAGGTGCAGGACATTGAAACAGAAGCAAGCGTAGAAGCAACAGCACTCGCAAGAGAAGCACTGAACAAAAAGGGGATGGACGATTCTCAGATAACAGGAACGGCTTCATCATACGCAAGGAAATATGCCTTAAATGGAATCTTCTTACTGGATGATACAAAAGATGCTGATACAGACGAAAACCAGAAAGAACGCAAAGCAAGAGCTGACAAGCAAGCAGACGATAACAATGCGGATGCAATCAGAGGTATGAAGATTTCAAAAATCAAACAGGACACACTTTTGAGTCTGTGTGATGAAATGGCATTTGATATTAACAAGATTCTTGCATCTTATCATCATAAAGATATTTCAGAAATTACCGAGGGAGAATATCAGTACATTGTAGCCAACAAAGACAAGGCTAACGTAAGAAAGATTTGGAGCTGATTAGATGGAAACTAAAGCCAAAATTCATGATATATCCATTGATTTTGAAAGCGGTAAGCAGGTTATTTCCCTTGTGTGTGAAAAAGACATACGAGGGGAATATGACCGACTAAAAGACAAAGAATGTCGGCTTAAGGTTGTTCAGTACCGTGAGGGCAGGAGTTTAGATGCCAATGCATACTTTCATGTACTTGTTGGAAAGATTGCAGAAGTAACGGATAACAGCAAGGTATATATAAAGAACAAACTCATAGCAGAGTACGGACAGCATGAGGTTATAAATGGTTCTCTTGTATCACTTCCATTAGATAACGATATAGAAGTGTATGACCTTGAATTTTGCCATCTACAGCCGACAACCCAGACAACTACCAATAAGGCAGGAAAGCTATTCAGAATCAATCTGGTAATGCGTGGGAGTCATACCTACGACACAAAGGAAATGTCTGAACTGATAAAAGGAACTGTTGCAGAAGCAAAAGAACTTGGAATTGAGACAGCAACACCGCAGGAGATAAAAGAAATGGAAGAAAGGTGGAGAGTAAAACTTGAAAAAGCTAACTAGTGTATTTACAGAAAATATGGACTGTTGCATTTACACAGGTTCTTACATAGTGGAAAGACATCATATTTTCGGTGGTTCTAATAGGAAGAAAAGTGAAAAATATGGATTTGTCGTACCACTAAGACCAGACTATCATCCGAACGGTGTACATTTTAACAGAAAAAATGGAGACATAGATACAAAGCTTAAGACGATGGCTCAAACATATTATGAAGAGCATATCGGTAGCAGGGAAGAGTTCAGAAAGGAGTTTGGGAAATCATGGCTGTAACATACACAATCCAAGGAAGACTTGACGGACTTAACACTTTTATTTATGCAAACAGGACCAATCCATACAAAGGTGCCAGATGCAAAAAAAACAATCAAAAAATTTGCAAGGCATACATACCACAATGGCTAAAGAAAAAGCATATAAAATTTCCAGTGATTCTGGAAATTAAGTGGTATGAAAAGAATAAAAGACGTGATCCAGACAATGTCTTTTCGGCTATTAAGTACATATTAGATAGCTTGGTAGAAGCAGGAGTGTTCCCAAACGATGGTCAGAAACAGGTAGAGGGTATCGTTAACTGGATAAAGGTCGATGCAAAAAATCCAAGAATCGAGATAACAATCTACGAAAACGGAGACAAATATTAAGCAGGAGGGCAATGATGCAAATAAACATAAATACAGACTGGGAATGGTATGAAAACACAAATGTATTTAGATTGTTTTATCATTGCCTACTACATACAAATTTAGAGGATAAACGGTACTGCGGAAAAGAAATTAAGGCAGGACAATTTGTTTCTTCTATAACAAGAATCAGTGCAGAGACAGGATTGACAGAATCGCAGGTCCGAACAGCACTAAAGAAACTAAAGGACACTGGGTACATATCCACAAAAAGTACAAATAAATACACGATATACACAGTGATTGGGTATCAAGAGTACATAGATTGTGGACAAGTTGCAGAAACGACTACCGAGGAAAACAAGGTAGTTGAAAATGGAACAAAAATGGAACAAACAGTGGAAAAAGTAAAGGAAACTTGCGAGAAATCAAAAGAAAATTGCGAAAAGTCGAACAAAAAAGCAATCAATGAATGTTTTGAAAGACTCTGGAAACAGTACCCGAATAAACGTGGTAAAGGGCAGGTATCCGATGCAAAGAAAAAAGTATTGTACCAGATAGGAGAGGAACATATACAAAGAGCATTACAGCGGTATCTTGACGGATTAGAAAGGGATGCTTCGTGGAGAAAACCACAGAACGGCTCAACATTCTTTAATTCGGGATACGTTGACTATCTGGACGAGAATTACGAAAAGCCACCAGAACCGAAGCCACAGCGGAATCCTGCAAGTGTCTTAGAGTGCGAAAGAGATTATGACTTTGATAATTTAGAAATGCAGTTAATGCAGAAACAATTAGAGTAAGAAAAAAGGAGTGATGGAAAATGTATCAAATGAGTTTTTTTAGTAATGAGATAGCTTTACGAAGCTCTTCCATTACTAAACAGACTAGAAGAGAATCATACAAAAAGGTTAATAAAGAAGCAATACATATCTTAATTCTTGAAGAATTAGAATACGGAGCAATGACAGCACGAGAGATTGCAACAGTGTTGTACAAACACAAAAAAGTATTAGAACCGACAAGGCAGCAGGTACAACCACGGCTAACGGAGTTAGTGCAGGACGGACGTATTGAGGTGTGTGGCAAACGACACGACAGTTTGACAGGCAGGAATGTAGCAATCTACAGAAAGGTGGCGGAAGAAGATGGGGTATAAGAAATTCACAACAGAATTTAAAAGAAAAGTTGTTGCGGAAAGTAACGCAAGACATGAGGTAAAGAGCGTTGCAAAAGAATACGGCATTGATTCATCCACCCTCTTTAAATGGAAAAAACAGAACTTAGATGAAAACAAAGAAGAAAACGCCCCATATTCTCGTGAATACATAAAAATGGTAGTAAAGACAAGACTGACAAAAAACAATACGTCAAAATCTTGCTCACAAATGTTTAAGATTCCAGAGTATTTGATTACATTTTGGACAGAAAAATTTGGGAATGAAGTAAGAAAAGAAATTGAAGCAGAACAGCAACGTAACAAAAGAAAACCTAGAGGTATTCATGTTACATCCAGTGCTGTCTACTGGAAATAAAAACTAAATAATACTTTTCTGGTTTGATTCTCTGCCTAAGTAACTGTAAATAATGTTTTTTTGTATTTTCAGATTCTTCCATTTTTCATTTTTTATTAGGCAGAGACTCAAGCCAGAAAAGGCTTGTTGCACAGGATTTTTGTATACCACACGACAACTAAATAAAAGAATCCTAGCAACGCATAAGTACAATATAGCTATTGTATAAGTCATGATTTCCCCTGCTATTAACGGCAGGGGAGAGAATGGACAGGAAAGGAGCAGAAATGAAAATTTATAATAAAATAACAAAACAGTTTGTAAAATCAGACAAATTAAGAAAATTAGATGATTGTTTTATCATTGAGTATACGGAACGATATGAAAAAACAATTAGATATTTTTTTAAACCACAGTGGGAAGAAGCAGAGGGTGCAGAAGAACTTTTAAAAAACGTTATGCGGTGTCTTAACAATGTGACAGCAAACAATGTTTTAGACATTGAAACTATTGGAAAGGAACATGATACTATCATCCAACTTAAAATTGAATTAGAGGAAACTTCAAAAAGAAGCGGATTAATATATAACAAGTTAACAAACGTGATCTCGATTGATAATTGGTATTTAAAGGATAACGACCTTGAAGTGGCATTAAAAAAATATTTGGAATATCAAAGGAGTTGGAAAAATGAATATTAATAACCTTACAGAAACAGAACAGCAGGATTTTTACAGACTTTTAAAGAAAATGAATGGAGAAGAACCAGACAAGAAACAGGATGTAAAGGTAAAGAAACCACGACAATCAGAAGAATATTTTTGTATTAGTAATGATGGAGCTGTTAAACAAAGCAGGTGGACGAATGATTCTTTTGATAAAGGAAGATGGGAATTAGGAAACGTCTTTTTCACAGAAGAGTCAGCGTGGCTTGCCAGAGAAAAAAAGAAAGTAGAAGTTGAAATCGAAAGATATGCAAGGGAACACAATGGCACAGCATCTACCAATCGTCGTTATTTAATTCGATATGAAGAAGATGAGAAAAGACTTCTTTGTGATACATGGGCTACAGCAAAAATACAGGGTGCAGTTATGTTTACATCAAGAGATGTTTTGGCTGATGCGATCGAAACAATAGGAAGAAAAAGAATCCTCAAGTACATCTTTGGGGTAGAAAGTGAGGGAGAGGAATGAAGATTAATGCAAAAACACCAAGTATTAAAACATACACATTAAGTCATTTCAAGATTGGAGAGGTGTGTATGGGTGCGAGAGATGAACATTATTATCTTGTAGTTAAATCAGAAAAAGAAAAGAAACAAATCGTGGATTTAACAGAAAACGAGATTATAAGAGATGCAGGATACATGAGATTTATACCTGCGACAGCAGAACTTAATATCAAAGATGTGGGGTAAAAGAAAAATGCCAGTAGCAAGATGTAAATATTGTAATAATTGGTTATTCAATGAAGACGTTGGAAGAGAGTATATACAAATAAATTCAGATATGAAAATACAAAGCAAATTCATTTGTCTTAAATGTGAAATGGAGTTAAGAAAAGAAGATTTCTTTGAACCGTACAGAAGCATGATGAAGTAAAGGAGTATCAATGGACTTAGAACAAAAAGCAATAGAAAGAATCAAAACAGCATCAGAAATGAGTCTTGAGTATTACAAACAACCACTTATCTGTACATACAGCGGTGGTAAGGATTCAGATGTATTATTAGAGCTATTCAAACGTTCTGGAGTTCCTTTTGAAGTACAGCACAGTCACACCACAGCGGATGCATCACAAACAGTGTGGCACGTCCGTGACAATTTCAAAAAATTGGAAGAGGGGGGATAAAGTGTAGTATTAACTATCCAAGGAATCCAGATGGAACCAGAATCACAATGTGGAATCTCATTCCTAAGAAACTTATGCCACCTACACGGCTAGTAAGATATTGTTGTAAAGAATTAAAAGAAACAGCAGGCATGGGAAGATACGTGGCAACAGGTGTTAGATGGGATGAAAGCACAAAAAGGAAACACACACGATCAGAATTTGAAAAGATAGGGGCATCAGTTAAAACAAAGGAATTGTTTGATGATTCTGTAATGCTCAACAATGACAACAATTCTAAAAGAAGAATCACTGAATTGTGCATGCAGAAGCACAAGATGGTTGTAAATCCAATTGTTGATTGGAAAGAGGAAGATATATGGAACTACATAGACCAAGAGCATATATGCACTAATGAATTGTACCAATGCGGATATAAAAGAGTTGGATGCATCGGTTGCCCAATGGCAGGCAGAAAAGGAAAATTAAAGGAATTTTACGATTTTCCAACATTCAAGCTAAATTATATCAGAGCATTTGACAGGATGTTAGAAGTAAGAAAAGCAAAGAATCTCCCTACACAGTGGGAATCTGGAGAAGAAGTATTCCTGTGGTGGATAGAAGATAAGAATGTTGCAGGGCAAAGAGAATTTAAGGTAGCAGAAAACGGACAACTTATGTGGTAAAGGAGAAAGAATATGGACGTTATCAAACAAATAGATTACATGATTGCTTGCCTAGAGATGGCAAAAGAAGAATATCAGTATGAGAAAAGTTATGAAACAAAGAAAAAAGCAAGAGAGGACAACGACTGGAACTGGTACGAGAGAAACAGGACACCGAAAAAGACGCTAATTAAAGAAAATCTTAGAAATGTTGGAAGAACAGGATTTAAGCTTGCAAAAGATTTAGAGGTGGGAGAATGACTAAAAATGAAACAATAACAATAAATGAAATAATAACACAGAGATTTCAAAGCCACTTATATAATTGCATAAAAGAGTCAAATATTCCTGCTATGCAATTAAGCGTAAGTTTCGACAGAGAAAAGGCATATATAAAAGACGAAAAAGCAGGACGTATCGTTGGAGAAGTTGATATGAAGATTACTATGGAACGATATGAACCTAAAAAAATGACAAGAAGTGAAGTGGAAAAAGCTATAGTTGCTTACTGCGACCCTGTTGGCACACCATGCAAAGAATGCAAATGTTATAAAAAATGTGTAAAAAGGATGCCGTTTGAATGGTTAAGTAACGAGGGGTTACAAGAATATTATGAATTTTTGTATGGAATCAAAGTGGAGGTAAAGGAATGACAAGAGAACAGATGATAGATACGTTAGAAGATTATTGCAACAAAAATATATGTGACAGTTCATGTGAGTTTGTACATAATTGTAAAAGAAAAGATTTTTCAAGAATGTCAGAAGATGAATTGAAATCGTGTATAGAAAGGATTACTGAGACGATTCAAATTAACCAAGAAACACAAAATACGTGTGAGGTAGGAGAGAAAGTGGAGCAGGTAAAAGTTTTAAAAAAAGCAACAAAAATATATTATCCAGATGCAATGAAAGATGTGCTACCGCTTAAAGAGTTTGTGAAAAACATTACAGATAAAGGATATAAGGTTGAATTAACAAAAGATAATGTTGTCAGTGATACCGTAGTGAATATCTATAAAGAAGTGGAGATGAAAGAATGATACTAAAAATCTTACTTGTTATCATAGGTGTTTTCTTAGGACTGGTAGGCAGTGGCTTCTGCCAGTCCGCTAAAGCAAGAGATACGATCACAATGACGTTAGAAGATTATGAACACATGGGAGAGATATTACACAGTTTGCCGATAAGAGAACGGCACAAAAGCCTTAAAGGAAAAGACGTGGCGTTATACAGATGTCCTAAATGTAAAAGCTATGTAGCGGAATGGACAGAAGTTTGTGAGTGTGGGAACCGGTTAGACTGGGGAGAAAGTGAGGACTTAAGTGTTAATAATGACAAAAGATAGAGAGATTATAAACCTTGATAATGTTCTTGAAATTCGGGCAAGTGAAAAAAATGTAGAATGTGAGTTAATGAATGGATTTATTTACATAATACAATCATTCAAAACACAAAAAAAAGCAGAAGATGCATTAGACAAGATACTTAGTCAATATGACAGAGGACAAAGGGTTATCAAGCTATAAAGGAGTGTTATAAATGAACGGTAAAGAATATCAAGTAAAGGCAATGCGAACTAATGACGGATTAGGAACAGAAAGAATAATGAATATGGCAGATAATTTAGAACAGGGAGTAGAGGACAACGTACCAGACACAGGGATTGACTTGGGTGGAATTATTAACGGCTTATTCGGATTATCTGGAGAAGTTGGAGAACTTACTGACATGGTTAAAAAATGGATATTCCATGAAAGTAGTTTTGACGAGGAACACGCAAAAAAAGAACTTGGGGATGTAATGTGGTATGTTGCTATGATTTGTGAATCATTTAATTGGTCGTTGGATGAAATTATGCAAATGAACATTAAAAAATTAGAGAAACGTTATCCAGATGGATTTGACGTTATCAAAGCAAATAACAGAAGGCCAGAAGATGTATAAAGTGGGGGGCGTTATTATGAGAGGGAAAGATAATCCGTGCTATGGGTGCACAGAAGCCACAGGAAGAGCTTATAATTGCCATACCCTATGTGACGGCTATAAACAGTTTCAAGACGATTGTAAGGAAGAGAAGAATGTTATCAAAAGGAAAAATCCTTATTATAAGTCGTTATCAAAAGAAAAATTTATGAAAAGAAATGCTTTAAACAGGAACAGGAGGGGAAGAAAGTGATTGATATAGGCGAAAATATCCGAGAAATAAGGAAATTAAAAGGAATGACACAAGCCGAACTGGGAAAGAAAATAGGTATGTCATACCAACAAATAGGACAATATGAAAATGGAAAAAGAAACCCCAAACTACAAACAATAAAAAAGCTTGCAATAGCGTTAGAAGTTTCTATGTATGACATCTTAAAAATAGGTGCTGAATATTATCAACCAACAGGAGTAAACTTAGATATTAACATTATCAAAAACGCACTGCATTCCCATGAAGCCATTGCAGAAACTCCATTGGACAAAGTGACAGTAGCGGCATTGAAAGAACTTCTTGAGTACAAAGAAACAGGATTGACACCGCAGGACATAAAAGAAATGGACAATATGTATTTAGAAAAGTGCCAACAGGTTAATAAATTGACGTGTACTTGCGAAATGTATGAAAGGATGGCTAAAAAGTGAGCAATATATTATTTATAGTGATGTATGGTATTGCAGAAACATCACTGGGACTATGTGGAGCAACAACGACTGTATATTTATTAATTTTTTGTGTTGATCTGGTAGTAAATCGTACATTACAGGAATTTAAAAATGATAAAAATATACAAAAAGTTTTAAAAATTGCAATGTTATCATCTTATGTATGTGTGTTATCAACTGTATTTTGTGCGATAATTGCAGGATTTAAAGGAGTTTAAAATGAATAAGCAAGATTTATATGCATTATGTACATTAATACCGCCTATGGACGATTACAGCGGTCACAATATGTATCTATGCGGTAAACGTGACGGATTTAATGAGTGTGTGAAGATGTTAAAAGAAAATCTGAAGAATATAAAAGAAGAAGCAGGGGGTTAATCCTCTGTTTCTTCTTTTTTTGCCTTTTTATTGAATTTTTCCCATCGTTCTGGATACACTTCTTGAAACCATTTAAGAAAATCTCCAAACAGAGCGTTTTCTGCTTCTTTTCTAACCGTGGCTGCATCTTCTATATTATAGTATCTTCCTAAATGGTATGTTTTGCCTTTAAATACTATTGTAGCAGCCCATTTTCGCCGATTTTTGTCCCAACTAACACCACGGACTCCAGATGTGTTATTCCGTAGCATTTTTCTAGGTTTGATTGATATAATGGATGTATTTTCTATATATCCTTGTTCACATGTCTTCGCTGCCTTTTTGAGGTTTTCTCTGGCACTTTTTTGATGTGAGCAACCACAAGACATTTGTTTGTAAAACAGTCCGGCAGGAACTAGGTAGTGCTTTCCGCAAGAACATTCACACTCCCATTTATACCGATTTCCAACTCTTATTTGCTTAATTGCTTTACAACCATAATCGTTAATTTTACCAGTGAGGTCAAATGGTTTATAGTAATTAGCTTCGGCAAAACATCCGCAAGATTGAGTTCGACCAGATATTAGAGCATCGTATCTTACAGTTTTTGTATTTCCACATTCACATTTGCAAATGGCAAAAACTCTTCCTTTTTTTCTATAAGCATCTATGATAGTTAATTTTCCCCACTTTTCTCCATTAAATTCATTTGTATATCGTGGTGCGTTTTTGCATTCTTCGGAGCAATATTTTGCACTTGGTGCCCCATCAAAAGTCTTTCCACACACAACGCATTCTCTTAAAGCCACAATAACCACTCCTCCCTTTTAATAAATTATACATACTATGATAAATACGGTCAATAGCTATGTCAATAGAAAATGTCACTTTTTATGATAATATTTCTCTTGACGTGGAAAGACTATATAATATATAATGTAGTAAATAGGAGGTAATGAAAAATGTTAAAGTACAAAATTGATGTATACGATGCACTGAAAAGAAAAGGATTTACTACATATAAAGCTAAAACTACTAATTTACTTAGTCAAAACACGTTAAACAAGATAAAAAACGAGGATACAGCTATAACGCTAAAGGCTTTAAATGCTGTATGTAACATCTTAGAAATGCAACCGGGGCAACTATTAGAATATGTAAGAGATAAAGAGGACGAAAAAAAATTAAAAGAATTATAAATATCACTTTACAAAGGTATAAAGATGTGGTAAGATAAAGACAGTTAAAGGAGATAAGCAAAGAAAGAAAAGGAGATTGAAGTCATGAAAAATAATTTTTTAACAAGAGAGTATTACGGTGCCAAAGCCTTCGGTGCTGAATGGGAAGAAATGAAAAAAAACATTCTCGCAGAAATGCGGAAAAAATATAAAAACTGTATTGTTCAAGATGTGGATTATCTTGATCACATGCCATTCGATCGTGATGGACATCATGCCACTGGGTATGAAGTAAAGATTGATGGTTTCTGGGATTATGATTACGAAGAATAGAAAAGGAGAATGAAAAATGATGTATCTAACAAAAGCGCAGAAATTAAATTTAAAATACGCAGGTTTAGACTTGGGAGACGAGACAGAAAAGAAACTTGAAATCATTATGGAAGACAGCCACACCAAAAAAGAAGCTGTTGACTATTTATGCAATGGATCAGCAGTGTACGAGAAAGAAGAATTTGTAAAATTCTTTGAACAATATATGAATGAATGGGATGTTGAGGAAGAAGATCAGGAAGAGTATAAAAAGATGATTGACACTAACAAGCCAGTTTTTGACTGGGGAGTTGTAGAATATGAAGGTACAGTATACTTCATTGATTATGTATTATAGGAGGGAGTAGCCATGAAAAAATTAAACGTGGAAGAAATCAAAAAGGAACTTGTAAACGAAGAAATGAGTTTCATGGAGTTAGATAACTTCATGATGGAAAACGGATACTACACAGTATTTGATGAGGGAGCAACATTTGATATTAAATGGGGTAAAAATGTTATATATACAGCAACAGATACAAATGAAGCAGAAGTACAGATCTTCTTTGAAATCACAACAGATAACGGAGAGGATGAAGCAGAAGAAGCTTTCTACTTAAAAGTGACAGATGTGCAGGAGTTCTAATGTGAGAACAAAATGGTTAGAAATGTTCGGAAAATTTCTGGAAGAGCATAAACAGTATGTAAAGGATAAAAAGGCATTAATAAAAAGAGTGTAAACAAAGACACTTCTCACTATGGTATAATTATACTAGATAATAACCATAGTCGGGAGGTGTCTTTTTTTGATTAATAACAAACTAAAGAATTGCTGTAACGATTGCGTACATTGCGAGATCGTGACGGAGACAAAGAGAAGAGCTATCCCAGAGGATAAGACGGAAGTGGTACTTGTAAATATAAAGTGTAGTCATATGTGCGTATGTGGCAGATATAGAGAGGAAGTGCAGAATGGAAGATAGAAGTATATGCTGTGCTGAATGTATGTATCTACTAGGAAGTGATACAAAAAACTACTATATGTGTGACGTAGGCAAGTATGACAGAATAGACAACGCATATCTATGCACCTGCTACAAATATAAAAGCAGGAATCCAAACACAAAAGAATATAAGAGATAAATAACAGATCGTTAGAGGTGGTAAATTTCGTTGCAACCACGCACCCTATGGGTTAAAAGAGATGCAAGAGATGTGACGCTTGCCTAACGGTCTGTTTAAATATATATAAACCTAGAAAGGATGTGAGAAGATGAATCTAAATAGAATTATGAGAAAACTACAAAGAGCAATAGTATCAAGCGGATTTGTAATAAGCTTAGACACAACACAATTCTATTCAGAGGACCAGAAACGAATGATAACAATGTACATCCTGTCTATAAAAGCATATGAGAACACAAGAAAAGGTTGGAGAGATACACGGTACGAGATACTAAGAACTGCTTCACAGGTGGACATAATTAAATGTTTGTCTGACATATGGGCAAGTATAAGAGAAAGGAATGGGCAAATAAATGCGGGATGAACTTACACAGAAGCAAAGAACATTTGCTCATGCATGGATTAAAAACGGTGGGAATGATTATCAAGCCGCTATCGAAGCAGGATATTCCCCTGCAACAGCGAAGAACGCAAAAAAGAACATCATTGAAAAGCATGGAGTGAAAGAATATATAGCAGAACTACAAGCCAAAACAGACAAAGAAAAAGGCTATGATATTATGAGTCTTGCAGACATACAACGAAGACGGACAATGATCGCCACTGGTGCGTTGCAAGATTCTTTTGGATTTACGCCAGACTTTCCAGATCAGTTAAAAGCTATGAACGACTTAGAAAAGGCTTTGACAGTGCAGGCAAAGGAAGAGGAAGAAAAGAAAGCAAGAGAAGAAGCACTAAGGAATAAGACGTACCACATGGACCTTGATATAATCCCCGATGTGTTCCACCCGATGATAAGGGATGTTAGGAATCATGGACATACAGAATATGTATTGCCGGGAGGACGTGGCTCTGGTAAATCCTCAACAATCCCAAACATCATTACAGAGTTAATGAGAAACAATCATGACATACATTGTCTTGTTGTAAGAAAAGTATATAACACTGTAAAAGATTCTGTATTTGCTAAAACCAAATGGGCAATAACAAAGCAGGAGTTCTCGGAAAAAGATTATAAATATACAAGCTCGCCTTATGAAATTACAATGAGAGACACAGGGCAAAAGATATTCTTTCGTGGTGCTGATGATAAAGATAAGATTAAGTCTATAGCACCAGAGTTTGGATATATAGGAATTGTCTGGTTTGAAGAATTAGACCAGTTCGCAGGACCAGAAGAGATCAGAAATATTGAGCAGTCCGCTATTCGTGGTGGAGATAGTGCATGGATATTTAAGAGCTTTAACCCACCAAAGAGTGCTAACAATTGGGCAAATCAATATTTGGAAGTACCGAAAGATAATCGTATGATCGTACGAAGTACATATCTGGATGTACCGAAAGAATGGTTAGGACAGCCATTTATTGATGAAGCAGAGCATTTAAAAGCAATCAGACCAGAAGCTTATGAACATGAATATTTGGGTATTGCTAACGGTAACGGTGGGGCAGTATTTGAGTATGTAGAAGTAAGAGAGATTACAGACGAAGAAATAGCACAGATGGACCGCATATATCAAGGCGTTGACTGGGGATGGTATCCAGATAAGTACGCATTTACGAGGACATACTACGATGCGGCAAGGGAAACGATCTATTTAATAGATGAGCATTGCGTAAATAAGCGATCGAATGAGCAGACAGCCGACTGGATAAAGAAAAAAGGCTATAACGATTATGCAATCATTTGTGATAGTGCAGAGCCTAAATCTGTAGAGGACTATAGAAACTTAGGTCTTGTGGCACAGGCAGCAGTTAAAGGCCCAGGGTCAGTTGAATACGGCATGAAATGGCTACAACGTAGGAAGATTGTGATTGACCCACGGAGAACACCATACACATACAAAGAAATTACAACGTATGAGTATGATAGAGACAAAGACGGTAATATAATAAGCGGATACCCCGACAGAGACAATCATGCTATTGATTCGTTGAGATACGCATACAACAGAGTGATTATGAGGAGAGGGGAGAACGCATAAATGGGTATATTTAGCAGAATGAAAGAGATATTAAGTAACCTTTTTAGACAAAAGGCAAGAGACGAATTTAAGATTGATACTGTTACCAGTCCAGAAATGCAGAGAGCTATAGAAAAATGTGCATACATCTATAAGGGCAGTCCGTACTGGTTAGACAAGGACGAGCATATCAAGACTATCAACTTTGCAAAAGCGGTGTGTTCGGAGACAGCACGTCTTGCTACACTTGCAATAGGCATAGAGATAGATGGCAGCGCGAGAGCTAATTGGTTGCAGGAGCAGATAGACAAAGAACTGGAACAGGTACGACATCACGTAGAATATGGCTGTGCATACGGTACAGTTGTATTAAAGCCTAACGGTGCAAGTGTGGACTTGATCACACCAGAAAACTTTATTGTAACAGACGAAAGCAATGGAGAGATTCAAGGCATTGTGTTTGTGCACCGTGAAATTTCCAGTGATGGCAGGACATACTACACAAAACTAGAGTATCATAGGTACATCGAGGACGTGTATCAGATAACAAATCGTTGCTATGCATCTAAGGATGCCAACGACACAGGGAAACCGATTGACATAGACGAGACACCTTGGAGGGGAGAACTGGAAAATGTAGGACTTACAAACCTAAACGGACAACGTCTGTATGCAGTCTTAAGGACACCGCAGGCGAACAACGTTGATTTACATTGCAGTTTAGGACTGCCGATTTTCTACGATGCGATAGAAGAACTTAAAGACTTAGATGTTGCATACAGCAGAAATACAACAGAGATATTCGATAGCCGAAGAATGTTGTTACTAGACTCCGACAAGCTGTTAGAGACTGGTACAAGGGTAAATAATACACAGGATGGATTTGAGAGAAGCAAGAAGCGGTTAAGACTTCCAGAGTACGTCAAGAATGTAAATAGCTCAGACATTAAAGGATTTTATCAAGAGGTAAACCCAAGCCTCAACACAGATACACGATTGACAGGAATCAATGCCCTGTTGTCTCAGATCGGATATAAATGCGGATTTAGCAACGGATACTTTGTATTTAACGAAACGACAGGCATCCAGACAGCAACAGGAGTTGAAGCAGAGCAACAGAGGACGATACAATTTGTTAAGGACGTAAGAGACAAATTACAAGCCTGCATGGATGATTTAATAGCTGCACTTAATATATTTGCTGATCTGTATCAATTAGCACCAAGAGGACCGTATGAAACCGTGTATGACTTTGGAGACATTACATACAACGAAGATGAAGATAGAGCGAGATGGTACAGCTATGTTACTTCCAACAAGATTCCATTCTGGTACTATCTAGTTAAATTTGAGGGATTCAGTGAAGAAGAAGCAAAAGCACTTGAAGAAGAAGCACAACCGAAAGAGCCAGACTTATTCGGTGCAAGCGGAGAGGAGTGAAAGCATGGGAAAGTACAGGATTGAAAAATACCTTGAATACCTTAATGGCGAAGATGTAAAACTGCCCGAACCATTTACAAAACAAGAAAAGCTGTTGCACAACATCTGCAAAAAAGGAGTTACAGGCAGTACAGAAACAGACAAAACATTATCGCAAGATGGCAAGCCTGCGGATGCGGCAGTAGTTGGGAAGATGCTAGATGCGGCACTAATGGTAAAAGACCCAGAAGAATAGGCAGGTGGGATTATGTTAACACCTACCTATCTCTGGTATGTGCCAGAAAAGGCAGAGAAGCAAGCAGAAGAACTACATAACAAGATAGTATCTGTCATTATAGAGCGAATGATGATAAGGCTAGGACGTGGGGAAGATTACCTTTTTACTCCTATTGACAAGTGGCAGATGGATGTATTGCAGGATGCAGGGTATATCTTGCAAGCGGTGCAGGCAGAGATAGCACAAACGACAAAGATAAGTATTGCAGAGATCGCACGCACTATGAAAGAAGCAGGAATCAAGGCTCTTGAATGGGATGATACAATCTACAAGAAAGCAGGTCTTGAACCAACACCACTCGGGGAAAGTCCTTATCTACAGAGACTGTTGCAAAGGAATTATGAAAAGACTAAGGGAGAGATGTATAACTTTACTGGCACGATGCCGAACGCCTGTCATGATAATTACATTAAGGCAGTGGATAAAGCATATACACAGACTGCAAGCGGTACGACAGGGTACACACAAGCGGTTAAAGAAGCTGTAAACGACATAATAAACAGCGGTGCAGACGTAACCTACCCTAGCGGACACAGAGACAGCATAGAAACAGCAACTACAAGAGCGGTTCGCACTGGTGTAAGTCAGATGGCAGGAGAGATCACGGATGCACGCATGGACGAGATGAACTGGGATATAATTCTCACGTCTGCACATTTAGGAGCAAGAATTGGAGACGGTGGAGACAACTTAACCAATCATTACTGGTGGCAAGGCAAGTTTTACAGCAAAAGCGGTAATGACCCAAGATTCCCACCGTTTAGTGTCTGCGGTATGGGGAATGTGCAGGGAATCCATGGGGCAAACTGCCGACACTCCCACGGTCCGGGGGATGGAATAAACAATCCGTTCGAGGACTACGACAGCGAAGAGAATCGCAAAGAATACGAGAAACGGAAACGACAGAGAGAGCTTGAAAGACGTATTAGAAAGACGAAACGACAGTTAATCGGCATGAAAACTGCTGTGGATAATGCAAAGGACGAAGCCTTAAAGCACGATCTTGACATGGAGTATCAGAAAAAGGCGGCACTATTGCAGAAGCAGAACAAAGCCTACAATGATTACTGCGAAGAGAACAATCTTAAGAAGCAGAACGAACGACTAAACACGGCAGACTGGAACAGGAGTCAAGCATCCTCAGCACGAGGTGCAGCGACACGATACAACAATGCACGAGGTAAATAATGGATACTATAAACAAAATTATGGTAGCCTGTGGGTGGATTATAACAATTGGTAGTGCGATAGGAGTCTTATATACTGCCTATAAGCATTACAAGAAGCCTACGGACGATTTGAAACATCGAATAGATTCTATAGAAACAGATATTAAAGAAATTAAACAAAAGCTAAATAGTGACTACAGTGCTATTAATAATCAACGTGATGATATGAACCTAGTCATGAAAAGCATGTTTAATTTGATTGAGAACAAGATCACAGGAAACAACATTGAGGGTCTAAAAAAAACCAGAGACGATCTGATAAATGCGTTGACAACACACGACAAACAGTGAGGTGTTTGCTTTTGAAAGTATATGATTTTACCGTACCCGAACTAAATATGTTCCGTACGTATTGCAACTTCACAGATGTTGAAAGAACATTGTTCGAGTATCGGGCAAAGAATATACCACTGGATAAATGTGCAGAGCTTATGAACGTAAGTCTGTCTACAGCAAAGAGAATCAGCAGGAGAGTTAATAACAAGATTATTAGAGTATGTTAAGGAGAACAGAATGGTAATTAATGGAAGAATTTTTGAAGAATTAAATATCACAAAAGATGGAGAACTGATTGCATCTATTGCAGACGGAGAACACGGAATCGTACATAAAGATGGCTATAAAGTACAGCTAGTTGTAGATGAAATCGGTATGACGTTTGCAGAAGCATTAGAAGCAATGAAAACAGGTGCAAAGGTTAAGTTACCCACATGGGGTGGGTACTGGTATTGGGATACAGAAAAAGAAACTATTATGATGCAGTGCAGAGACAAGGACAACGGAGAAAAAGGAGACTTATTAGATATTAGGGATACACAGATGGTTGAATACACGATCAGCAATATTTTATCTAATAAATGGAGAATCGCAGAGTAAAAAAAGAGGGTATTGAAAAGGCGAAAATCCATGATACAATATAAATGTAACAAGTAATAAGTTGTTGAATAAATCATTATAAGATTTTTTTAGTTTTAAATGAGAGTGGTTTGTTTCGGAGATACTTTTTCATGTTATAATACTTTAATCCTTTTTTTATTGTTTTGTTATGTATATAGTACGGTGGATTCCTCACGGAGTCCGTGGAAGTATAACTCAGTTGGTCAGAGTAGTCGGCTCATAACCGACCTGTCACAGGTTCGAGTCCTGTTGCTTCCATTTGCTCACTGTTGTGAGCATGAGAAACCATTTTTGAATTTCCTCAATTTTTTGGTTTAAATTTCATTTTTTAACACGACACCTTTTTTCATCAATTGGTGTTCCTCAATCTTATCCTTATTGTTCAAGCACCATGACCCCTATCATGGTGCTAATTTTTTAATTTAATATGATACTTTTATGAGACTTTAACGACCTGTTAGAGTCTCTTTTTTAATGCGATAATTTACACATAAAAGGGAGGTGGAAGAGTGAACGGATATAACTATAATCCTTATGCACCAATGTATCAGCAGGATACAATGCAGTTGCAGGATAGGCTAAATCAGTTACAGCAAATGCAACAGCAGTACAATAAACCAATGCCAGAGACACAAGTTCCAACACAGAATGTTAATTGGATACAAGTTGCAGGCATAGAGGGAGCAAAGAACCAGATCGTACAGCCAGGGGCTACAGCATGGATGATGGATAACAACGCACCTTTCTTTTATGTAAAGAGTGTAGATGGAATGGGCAGTGCAACTTTTAAGGTATTTAGATTCGAGGAGATACCGCCAGAAGCCACGCAGAACGCCCAAAAACAAAATGTAAACTATGATAATAGATATGTTACAAGAACAGAGTTTGAAGAACTTCTAGCAAAGCTAGGAGAGCAACCAGAGAAAGGAGAGTTAAGCAATGAGTAATCCTTTAATGAACATGATAGGCGGTATGATAGGAAACAACAACCCTATGCAAATGGTACAGCAGGTAATGGGCATGGTAAGAGGGTCTAACAATCCGCAGTCTATGGTTGAGAGCATGGCACAGACAAACCCTGCGATCAAGCAGGCAATGGAAATGTGCAAGGGAAAGAACCCACAAGAAGTGTTTAATAGCCTATGCCAACAGCAGGGCATGAATCCACAGGATATTGTGGACAAAGTGAACAAATAGATATTAAGCGGTGCACAGCTTGGTAAATAAATTTATGGAGGACAACAACAATGAATGAAGCAATGGGACTCACTGCGGCAGATGTAGCCGCAGTGACAAGAAATGACGGATATGATAACGGCTTCGGCAACGGTGGTTGGTGGATTTGGATTATCTTAATTGCTTTCCTTTTCTGTGGTAACGGATGGGGAAGAAATAACGATACCGCAACGACCGCATGCGAAAATGCTTTCTTATCCGATGAGTTTGTAAAGAGAGATATTTTCAATACAAACCAGAACGTATCTAATACAGCTTGTCAGACACAGAGAGACGTATTAGAAAGCAGATACACAACACAGTTAGGATTACAGCAGATGCAGGCACAACAGCAGGCTTGTTGCTGTGAAACACAGAAAGAAGTGCTACAGAACCGCTATGATGCGGCTTTAATGGCACAGAATATGCAGGCACAGCTGGCACAGTGTTGCTGTGATATTAAGGAAACAATCCTCGCAGACGGACAGGCTACACGCCAGTTGATGCAGGACAACACAATCCAGAATCTTAGAGATAAACTTGCGGACAGAGATAGAGACTTACAGTTATCTAACTTCCAGATTTCGCAGGTATCACAGACTAAGAACATTGTGGATGCTGTTAGACCATTCCCAACACCTGCATACATTACAGCAAGTCCTTATGTATCCTATAATGGGTATGCATACGGTGGTTGTAACTGCGGAAGTGTAAATGTGTAAATAATTCAAAGCTTGTTGGAGAATCCATATCTACTAAGTAGACTAGCAATATATTGACGATAGGGTGTCGGGTTCGGCATCCTATTTTTGTTTAGGAGGGAAAATTATGTTAAATGCGGTAAATGTAGCACAGCAGGATGTAAACAGTGGTGCAAATGTACTATTTGCGAATACACGATATAGTAGCAGACGTTGTACTTGTAATTATGGGTGGCTGAATCATGTAGAGGGGTCTGGTCTGTTTACGTTAACGAATAGATCGAACTGCCCTATGACTGTAGAGGTAGAATTTAACGGAAATGTATCCGCTAATGCAACAGGAGCAACGGCACTTGCTGTAGAGCTTAACGGAGAAGCTATTGGTGGAACAGAAATGGACTATACAGTAGTTACAGCGAACACATTTCAGAACGTGGGAGCAACAACGGTTGTAACTGTACCATCTGGCGGTAGCTTAATCGTAAGCATCGGAAATGTAGGAACAACAGCGGCAATAGTAAAAGATGCGAATATTATTATAAAGCGTATCTCTTAAGGAGGTGCGATCATGATTGAATTTACAAACAATCTTGAAGTAACAAAAACAGAAGATATCTTTGACGAGATCAACAAAAGATATGTAGCGGCTATGATGATACACGGTCAAATGGCAGACTATTTCAACTTCTTAGGTTTGAAAGGCTACAAAAGATTACATGAATACCAGTTTCTTACAGAAAGCTTGGAGAGACGTGAAGTATGCAGGTATTTTGTAGATCATCACGGCAAGCTTTTAAAAGATTCTTTTAGCGGTACTATAAAAGTGATTCCCGACTCTTGGTATACAGCCAGTAGACTAAGTATCGGAAAATCCACAAAGCAGAAAGCCGTAGAGGATGGCTTTATAGAGTATCACAACTGGGAGAAAGAGACAAAAGAAGCCTATGAGAAGTACGCACAGCAACTTAGAACGAACGGAAACGTATCGGATGCACTATTTGTAGAATGTCTGGTAAAAGACGTATCTAAAGAGCTAGAAACAGTTGAAAAGATGGTTACTGATCTAATCTCTGTAGGATACGACATGGTGTATATTACAGAGACACAGGACTGCATTCATGAGAAATACAAAAAGAAGCTTAAGGGGGTCAAATTATGAGTGAAATCAAACATGTTCTGGAAGAACAGCTAGAAAGAGAAAAAAACTCAGCATTAAAACAGCTCACAACATCTAATCTTGATGCAATGTATAAGATTACAACAACATTATGCAATCTGGAAAAGATGGAGCATGGAGACATAGCGGAAACCGTCATGGATGCAGGAGAGAATCTTATTAAGAAGTACAGCAATGGCAAGTATGATAAAAATATAGATGCATTGTATGACAACTACTTAAGTGCTAAAATGGCATACAAAGAAAACGGAGATCAAGGACACCGTGATAAGCTTATGGAATCGGTCGGTAGATTGATGGTGGAAGTGTATGATATGCTTTCTTCTATGGTTATTGATTCTGACTTTATGGACGAGAGAAAAGAGATACAGCGACAGATAAAGAAACTTGCGGAAATGTAAAAAAAGAGGGTATTGAAACGGCATATTTTAGGGTTTACAATAAATATGTAGGAATTATGCAGATTTGCCACAGCCTCCTTGTAAGTACAGAGTTTTTTAAGCGTTTTTGGTTACACGACAACAGGAAAAGAGTTCGAGGCTCGAGTGGGGTTCAAGTCCCCACATTTCTTTTACCTTGACTTAGGTATATAAGTCTTAATCCATCACCGCAGACATAGCGGTATACAAACAATGTAGGAGGATATATATGCAGAATTACGAACAGATTTTAGCAGAATTAGGAATCGAAATCCCAGAAGAGAAAAAGGCAGAGCTTAAAAAAAGACATGCCGAAAATTATAAGACTGTAGCTGATTATAATAAACAGGTAGAGAAAAAAGATGAATACAAAACATCTTTAGACGATGTACAGACCAGATTAGCAGAATTAGAGAAAGAAGATGTTGACGGTCTTAAGACTAAGATTACAACATTAACACAGGAGCTTGCAGACGAAAAAGAAGCAAGAGCAAAAGAAGCTAAGCAGACAGAGTTAAGAGACAAGGTAAAAGATTTCTTATCTGATAAAAAATTTGTAAATGCAATTACAGAAGACTCTATCCGTTCCCAGATGATTCAGAAGTTAGAAGAAGAGAATGGGAAAAATGCAGAAGATGTATTTAAAGAACTTACTACTAAAGATGGGAAACCAATTGAGAACATCTTGGTTGACGAAAAGAAAGCACCAGCTCCTAATATCCCAAGCTTTACGACTAAGTTCAACAGCGGAGAGCAGAAAAAGGGAACACAGAAGTTAAGGGAAATGTCTTTAGACGACAGAATGAAGCTTAAGGCAGAGGACCCAGACTACTATGCAACCTTATTAAATGACAGATAGATAATACCGACTCACAATATGGAAGTGAGCCGCTAACCTAAAATCCCTTAATAGTTGTAGGTAGATGGGACAAAGATAAGTCCTTATCTATTCTTATTTAGGGTAGAAAGGACTTTTTTTATGCCAAGAACAGGAAGATTTGGCGGTTTTGATTTTGACCCAGAGGTTTTTTCTGAGTTTATGTCAGAAAACCCAACATGGAACGATGCAATTATTGCATCTGGTGTGTTAGCACAGGACAATACAATCATGGATTTAATCGGAGAAAAAGGAAATGTCGCAACAATTCCATTCTATACACCGATTGATGAACAGGACTCACAGGCTTTAAACAACGATGGAGAAACAGACAATACACCTGTTGAAATCACAGGAAAGAAACAAACTTGTATGTTAATCCAGAGAATGAAAGCTTGGAAAGCAAAAGACTTTACAAAAGAGTTAACAGGTGCAGACCCTATGACTCATGTTGCAAACTCTGTTGCAAGCTTTTATAAGCAGGTAAGAACACGTGACTTAATGACTACAGTTGATGCAGTTTTAAGCCTGTCTGGTATGGAAAAACATATTACAGACTTATCTTTAACTGGCGAGGGCACTGTAGGAGATGCAAACAAAATTGATGATACAACACTTATCTTCGCACAGCAGAAAGCTTTAGGAGATTCCGCTGACAAGATGGGGTTACTTGTATTAAACTCTTACATCTACGCAAAATACAAAGCAATGGGACTTGTTGATTACAACAAATACACTATTGCTAACGCAGTAGAAAGAGAAGTAAATCTTCCTACAATCGGTGGATTTATCCCACTGGTAACAGACAGATTTACAGTTGATACAACAGGAACAAACCCAGTATACAAAACTTATATGCTTGGTACAGGTTCAGTATTGACTTGTGATAAGACAAACTATGAAAATCCTTATTATACAAACTATGACCCAGAAACATCTGCCGGTATTGAAAAGCTGTATACAAAACAGGGTTATGTATTACATCCTAACGGATTTTCTATTAATGCTAACAAGATTGCAAAAGAGTCTCCTACAAATGCAGAGTTAGGAGCTAAAGCAAACTGGTCTTTAGCATTTAACCAGAAGAATATCCGCATGGGTGTTATTAAATCCAACGGATAAAAAGGAGTGTGATATCATGGCGTACATTGACTATGAATATTACAAAACCCTTTTTGGAGAGAAAGCTATCCCAGAACAGGACTTTAATCGTCTGGTCTGGGATTCTTGCAAGAAGATAGATAATGCCACGACTGGTGTTGACAATGTGAAGAAACTTAAGATTGCTTTTCCAACAGATGAAGATGATGCAGAAGCAGTTAAAAGATGTGTTTGCGAACTTCTGTCAATCGCATATAAGATTGAACAGGCAGAAACGAGAGTTGAAGCATCACAGGGTTATATCACATTAGAAGATGGAACTGTGATGAGTAAGCAGGTAGCATCTAAAAGTGCAGGAAACGAGAGTATAAGTTATGTGACTTCTGGAAGTTCTGGCACAACTACATTGATAGATAAGTGTCTGGCAGACAAAGAAGCACAGAAGCAGTTATACTCTGACACAATAAAAGATTATCTGTCTGGTGTCACAGATGCCAACGGAGTTAATTTGTTATATATGGGAATGTACCCGATGGAGTATTTATGAAAGATTGTAAAGTAAATGTTTTAGGAACTACATATAAAATCAGATTCAGACATGAGAATGAAGATGAAAAACTACAAGAATTGTCTGGTTATTGCGATTATTCAAATAAAACAATAGTCGTTGCAATTTTTGAAAAAAGTGTTGATTCTGTGGATAACATTGAATCGGTTCAAAAAAGTGTGCTTAGGCATGAGATTATGCACGCTTTCTTATATGAAAGTGGTTTAGATGGGCAGTCTTGCAACGTAGATTGTTGGGCAAAAAATGAAGAAATGATTGACTGGTTTGCTTTACAGTCTAAAAAGATTTTCAAAGCTTTTAAAAAAGTAGGGGCATTATAGACAGGGGGATACGATGTATAACGATACAATCACACTTTTTAATAGGTATGAAAGTAAATTAGGAGATACATGGTATCCCTCTGTTTTGCATAATACGAACCTAAACATGGATAAAGCAAGCATCGTTGCAAAGTACGGTTCTGACTCACAGGACAATGCTGTATTAAACGTGCAGTATAGCCTAAAAAGCGGTCAAAAGATGGTAGGGAGTAAATTATGGCTACCGCCTAAAGAATGGTGTAAACAGACGAATGATAAGCTGTCAGAAGCACTTACGTTTAATTCTAAGGCAAATAGTTTTGATTTTTTTATCGTTGGCGAATGGGAGAATGAAGAACCGATTGCAGAGGATGATTATATTGACGGATTCTACGAAGAGATGAAACTTAAGTATGATTATGTCTTTGCAATCACTGGCAGTGCTTTTTATGATATTATTCCGCATTTTGAAGTTATGGCAAAGTAGGTGGTTACATGGCTAAAAAGAAATTGGGAAATGTCAATATAAATACATCTAACATGATTGCAAATATCAGCCTTGAAAGATTTGACGACCAGATACAGCATGCTCAGTTTTGGTTAGATAGTCAAATTATGGCCGATATGGTCCCCTATATGCCACACGAAACAGGTACGTTTATAAATGTGACAAGGGCAAAAAGTGCTTCACTTGCAGGTACAGGAATGGTATGTGCAGGTACTGGACCGATGGGACGTTTCTTATACTACGGTAAAGGTATGGTTGATGAACTAACAGGTTCTCCATGGGCAAGAAAAGGGGCAAGAAAGGTTCTTGTTTCTGAATTTGCAGGGCATACCAATGCAAAAGAAGAACTGTCCTATTCCAATCCAAAAGCAACTCCAAAATGGTTTGAAACAGCAAAGAAGAATCACGGTAAAGCATGGGTTACTCATGTTAAGAAGCAGGCAGGAGGAAGTTAATGGCAGAAGAAAAGAAACCAGTCAAGTATGACATTGATGGTTTTGACGTGATCACAACAGCATTGCAAGAACTGGTAAATCAATTCCCAGAATTAAGAGAGGGAGACGAAATTACATTTTCTACATTAGATGATGCAAGCGGAAAAGCAATGTTCCCAGTAAGCGGTGCAGTGATTGAATCAGAAAAAGAGAGTATCACAGGACACGTCACACAGGTATGTCTATATCCGTTTTGTGTGATATATCGTGCAAGCGGTACAAAACCAAAGAGGAAAGCAGATATTAAGGAGTGGTTGGATAACCTTGGCAAATGGTTAGAAAAACAAACAATCACGATTGAAAACAATACATATAAACTAGAAGAATATCCAGTTCTGACAGGCAATCGAAAGTTTTTAACGATTGACAGACAGACACCTGCATATTTGGACAGTATAAACGAAAACAAGTCTGAGAATTGGGCTATCAATATTTCTGCCCGATATCAAAACGACTTTGATAGATAAATTAACTATTAACTGGTCTACGACAAGATGTAGATCACTGACCTTGAAAAGATAAAGGAGAATCATAATGGCAGTTACAACAGGTAAAATTGACCGTAAGTATATGGCTCATTTCTTAGATGCAGGCTCTTTGTGCGGTGGTAAAACACCATCCTATGAACGTCTTGGAAAAGACTTAGAAGAGTACAATGTCGAACTTAATCCAGATACAGAAACAAGTAAAAATATTATCGGAGAATCTACATTTAAACATAACGGATATGAGGTTTCCTCAGAAGCCGACCCTTATTATGCAGAAGCTGACAGCACATTAAGCCAGAAGTTGCAGGAGATTATCGACAATCGTTACAAAGACGATAATCTGAAAACTACCGCAGTAGAAGTACACCTATGGAAAGAAGCAACAAGCGGAGCTTATGAAGCATACGCAGAAGATTGTTATATTGTTCCAACATCCTACGGTGGAGACACAAGTGGTTACCAGATTCCATTTACAGTTAACTACGCAGGAAACCGCAGAAAAGGTACTTACAACGTAACATCCGGAACATTTTCAGAAAGTGCTACACAGGACTTAAAAGACAACAGCAAAGCAGTTTTATCATAACAAGGAGTGCAGGATATGGAAGAACTTAGACGAAAAGTCAAAACTGGGGCATTAAATGTAATTTTAACGAATGAAGATGATGAGGAAATCGGAAGATTCCCATTCAACCCAGTTGATTTAAATATCGTAAGAAGATACGAAGAAGTTGTTACTAATTTGGAAAAGATGGAACTTCCAGAGGATGCTACAGAACAGGATATCTTAGAACTGTCTGACAAATTAGAGGGGCAGATTGATTACTTGCTTAACTCTAAAGCTTCTAAGTCTGTATTTGCTATTTGCAATCCGCTAACTCTTACAGAAAGCGGAGATTTCTTCATCGAGAACATCATCGTGGAAATCGCAGATATTATTGAGCAGGTAACAGACCAGAGAATTAAGAAGAAACAGGCGAAAATTAAAAGGGCAACGTCTAAATATCACAAATAATGGAAGTTTGGGAACTTCCTACATCCATAGTAGTTGGTGGCATAGATTATGAAATACGCACAGATTTTCGTGCAGTTCTGGACATTTTAAAAACATTTAATGACCCAGACTTTGAGAACGATGAAAAGTGGATTGTTTGCCTTACCATTTTATACGTTGATTTTGGAAATATGCCACCACAAGACTATGAAGAAGCTATTGAAAAAGCCATCGAATTTATTGACATGGGTATCAAAGATGATGGGAAGAAACAACCTCATGTGATGGATTGGGAACATGATGCACCAGTTATCATCCCATCTGTTAACCGTGTACTTGGAAAAGAAATACGAGCTATGCAGTATTTACATTGGTGGACTTTTTTAGGAGCTTACATGGAAATTGGAGAGTCTTTGTTTTCGCAGATTCTTAGTGTTCGCATGAAGAAAGCCAAAGGAAAGAAACTGGAAGATTGGGAAAGAGAGTTCTACAAAGAAAATAAAACGCTTATTGACCTAGATGTTAAATATTCCGAAGAGGAATTAGAAGAACAGAAACGTTTGAACGATTTACTGAATGGGAAAGGGGCGTGATTGAATGGCTACACAAAAAGCGGATGGAAGTATTTATATCAAAACAGAAATTGATACAACCGAAGCAAAAGCAAGTGTGAAAGAAATCGCATCTCTTTTAAAACGTTTATCCAATCAAGTAAAAACCATTGGAAAATCAATGGAAAAAGCCATAAGTGGCGGTATAAAAGCACCAGATACAAAAGGTATGGATGTTGTCGAAGAAAAATCAAAGACCGTGGCTGAGGAACTGGAAAAGACCGCACAGGCAGAAAAGAAGCTAGAAAGCATAGATATTAAATCTAATGCACTTGATACGTTAGATAAAGCGATAGAAACCACAGGACAGAAGCTTGCAGAGTTGGAAAAAGCACAGATGGATGTATTCAACAGAAATCAGAGTGCAACTTCTTCCCCTGCATTTCAAGCAATGGAGAGTGCCGCTTCTAAATTAGATCAGCAATATGAACAGTTGATTGCAAAAAAGAAGCAGTTGGAAACATCTACAACAGGAAAGACTGGACTGCCTAAGACTGGAAAGTTGACAGGTGGAACAGGTCTGGCAAGTGAGGAAAGTGCTAACGCATTAGCTAAACTTAATGCAGAGATCACAGGCACAGAAACAAAAGTAGAACTGTTAAATAACAGCTTGGAGCAAACAGCACAGGCACAACAAAAGATAAGTGACAGCTCTATCAATACTACAGCTTATCAGATTCTTGAGCAGACACTACAGCAGGTAGAATCACAGTTTAATCAAGTTGCACAGACTCAGCAAGAGTTGTTCGCAAGGAATCAGAGTGTTACTTCATCTCCTGCTTTTATGGCATTAGAGAGTGCGGCAGAGAAGCTTGGTCGGCAGTATGATTCATTACTTGCTAAGAAACGGCAGTTAGAAAGCGGTGGGGGAGCAGTACAAACACCTGCGATCAAGACAGCCCCTATGACTGGTGCATATTCTGCCACGGCATCTAGTGCAAGTCAAAAAGCTTTGGATGCCTTAAACAAAGAAATAACACAGACAGATGCAAAAGAAAAAGGACTTGTTAACACAAATAGTAGGCTTGGTTCATCATTTAAGAATGTCAGTCAGTCTGTGGACAGTGCTAAGACAAAGACAGGCGGTATTTCATCTATCTTTAGTAGAATGGGTGGAGTCGTATCTGGACTTGGAAAACGTCTTGGTGTACTGGCACAGAACTTCACAAGCACTACAAACAGTGCTAATAATGCAAAATTTTCTATTGGTCGAATGGTCGGTATGAGTATATTATATTCTACCGTTTTTGGAATGATTTCTAAAGTTAACAGTGGAATCATGACAGGTATCAATAACCTTGCACAGTATTCGTCAGCTACTAATGCTTCGATATCTTCCATGATGTCAGCATTAACCCAGTTACAAAACAGTTTGGCAACAGCATTTGCACCGATTTTGTCCGTAGTTGCACCTATATTAACGGCATTCATGAATATGTTATCGAAAGCGATCACATACATTGGAATGTTTATAGCAGCACTGACAGGACAGAAATCTTTTACACGAGCAAAAGCCGTACAAGAAGATTATGCGGCATCATTGAATAAAACATCCAGTGGTGCTAATAAGGCGGCAAAAGCCACAAAGAATAACGCAAATGCCACGAAAAAAGCAAATAAAGAGATACAGACATATCTTTCTGGACTGGATGAAATCCGCCAGTATCAAAAAGAAAAAGATAATGATACCCCTAGTTCTTCTACACCATCCGCAGGCAGTGGCGGAGGTGGTGGCGGTGGTTACACTGGCCCATCCATTGGAGATATGTTTGAGAAAGTTCCTATTGAATCTTCCATTGCAGACATTGCTAAGAAGATTAAGGACCTCATAAAGAAAGAGGATTGGGAGGGACTTGGAGCTTATATTGCTAGCGGTATCAACAAAGGTCTACAAAAGATTTATGATGCGATCAACTGGAATAATGTAGGCCCAAAGATAACTTATTTTGTAAATGCATTTACACGGACGTTCAATAGTCTTGTAGATCACATCGATTGGGATTTAATGGGACGTACTGTAGGTGCAGGCATTAATACAATTGTTAACACTCTGAATTTGTTGATAGAGGGCATCAATTGGAAAAATCTTGGTTCAAAAATTGCAACAGGTATCAACGGTTTGTTTAATGAAGTAAATTGGGATAATGTTGGACGGTTATTTGCAAACAAAATTAATGTTCCATTCCAGATGTTAGAGGGAGTTGTAAATAATCTTAATTGGGCAAAAATAGGGACATCAATAGGCGGATTTTTGAATGGTGCGATCAACCAGATAGATGTTAAGTCTATTGGTACAAGCTTATCTGGATTAGCATTAGGAATATTGACGACATTAGATAATGCTCTTACTACAACAAACTGGGCACAGCTTGGAACAAAATTAGCAACATTATTAACATCTATTGATTGGGTCGGAATATTTGTTAGTGCAATATCCGTTGCAGGAAAAGCAATCACGGCATTAACACAGCTTGGTGTGTCTTTTATGGATAACTTGGCAAAAGGTATTACAAATGGGACACAGCAGTTTATTAGTAAGGGATTATCAGCATTGACGAGTTTTACTGCAAACTTAAGAAGCAATGCAGGAAAATTAGTAGATTCTGGTTTAAAGCTTATGTTAAATCTTGCAAAAGGTATAGCAAAAGCAATGCCAGACATCATCAAAAATGTACCACAGATTGTGATTAATATTGCAGGCGTTATTAACGATAATGCCCCTAAGATATTACTTGCAGGAGTACAGCTTATCGCAATCTTGCTCAAAGGTCTCATCCAGTCAATACCGACATTGATCGCAAACGTGCCAAAGATTGTGCAGGCAATCGTCAGTGTATTTACAGCTTATAATTGGCTATCACTTGGAAAAAGCCTCATCACAGGTATTAAAAACGGAATTATGAATGCAAAAAATACTGCGGTTGATGCTATGAAGAATACATACAATGGCTTGATTGATGCGATAAAGAATTTACCGTCTAAACTCAAAGGACTTGGAGAAAACGGAATTAAAGGGATAGGCAATGGAATTACTGGGAAATTGTCTGGACTTAAAACAACGGCAGGGAAAATATTGACCAATATCATAGAAGCGGTTAAAAATCTTCCTAAAGAATTATCAAAAAAAGCTACATCTGCGATAAGAGATATGAAAACTACATTTAAAAATGTCGATTGGGGCAGCGTTGGAATGAATGTAGTAAAAGGTATTGCAAAAGGTGTTGGAGATTTTGCATGGATTTTGGTTGATAAAATGACAGGTCTTGCACAAAAGGCGTGGGAGGGTGTGAAAGATTTCTTTGGAATCCATTCTCCATCAAGACTTATGAGAGATACGGTAGGTAAGATGATTCCTGCCGGTATTACAGTAGGTTTGGAAAAAGCTTTTCCAGATACACTCAAAACCCTTATGAATCAGTCTGAACAGTTGGCAAATGTACCGTTCAGAACACCAGAGATTGCTACAGGTAAGATAATACCTGCGAAAGCATCCGCAGTGATCGCACAAAAGCAGAACAGCACAAACAGTAACAATAATGACGTACTTAATTTACTTGAACAGCTATTATCTGTTACGAAGTCCTTAGAATCAGACAACAGCGGTAACAATGGTGGGGATTATCATTTCACAGCACAGATTAACCGCAGGACGTTGTTTGATGAATTTATCGAAGAAGCAAAACTAAGACAAATGAGTAATGGTAGAAATCCATTCAGCCTTGCGTAGAAAGGAGTAAAAAATGGCACAGGATTATATAAAAATCAATAATAAAAAAGTCTGGCAACCAGATTCAGACACAGCCGTAGCTTTTGAAACTACCTATACGCAAGGTAGCACGAGGGCACAGTCTGGTAAAGGAAAGTTTACCCCGATGTTCACAGTAGAGCGATTTACATACAGTGCATCGGATGTGCCAATGTCTAAGGTTACGGAAATATTAGAAATGGTGGCACGTGGTAAATCTTTTGATTTACATTATTTTTCTGTATTTTACGGAGAGTGGAGAACAGCAAAGTTTTATGTCGGACAGGTATCGGACATTAAGATAAAAACACTTAAAAATAACCATGAAAAAGTATCAAGTATATCTTTCAATATGCAGGGGGTTAACCCGATATGATAAATGTAAGTGATGAATTTAAACAGCTAATGACAGAACGACAAGATTTTAAATGCAATGCAGAAGTAACGCTTGCGAATGGAACTGTACTGCCATTAGGAGAAGATGATTTTTCAATAGATAATAATAGTCTGGTCGATGCGGCAGGTGCTAACACCATTCCTTTAGGTGTTGCACTCAGCCGTAATGTACAGTTAGAAATCATGAATGACGATGATCACTTATCCAATTATGACTTCTTCGGAGCAAAAATCAGACTGTATCTAACATTTGAATTATCATCTACAACCGAAAAAATTGAATACGGTACATTTACTGTTACACAGCCAGAAACATACGGAAATGTAGTTACGATTGTTGGACATGATGATATGTACAAGGCTGATAAGTCATACAGTACATCGTTGATATTTCCTGCGACAGCAAAGAGTGTATTGATTGATAGTTGTGATACCTGCGGTATCTTGATTGGAGATAGTAACTTTTTACACAATGACTTCCAGATACCAACTATGCCGTCTAGCGAGTACACACACCGACAGATTATAGGTTTTATAGCTATGATTGCCTGCGGAAACGCAAGAATTGACCGTACAGGGCATTTACAGATAATGACCTGTGATTTTAACTATGAAAACGATAGCATTCATGATTTGACCGATTACAACAATCTAACATGTGATACAAACGATGTGCAGGTAACAGGTGTACAAATGACAAAGACCGTCACTAAGACAACAACCGATGAAGATGGTAACGAAAATGAAGAAGATGTGGAAGAATTAGTCAAATACGGTTCAGATGGCTACGTTTTAGAAATAGAGAATCCGTTAGTTGCAGGTCATGAAGAAACATTAGTTTCTTGGATTTATGAAAGATTCAAGGATGTAACGTTTCGTGGATTTACGATGGATTATATTTCTTATCCAATTGCAGAGTTTGGAGACAAGATAAAGATTACAGACTGGCGAGGTAAAAGCTTCTATTCTGTATTAACAGATGTAAACTTTGTATTCTTTGGATATACAACACTTAAAAATAGTGCAGAATCTCCAATGAGAAATCAAAGCAATTACACGTCAAGTGAACAAAAAGCACTGATTCAAGGGAAAGAATTAGTTGAACGTGAAAAGACAAATCGTGAAATTGCAGTTAAAAAGTTAAATGATACATTAAAAAACAGCTCTGGCATGTATTCTACAGCAGAAAAACAACCAGACGGCTCTACTATTTACTATTTGCACGATAAACCAACAATCGCAGAATCACAGAATGTTATCAAACTAACAGCCGAAGCAATTGGTTTTTCCACGGATGGCGGTAAAAATTATCCATATGGTTTTACAATCACAGGCGAAATGATAACAAGATTGCTTTATGTAGAGGGAATCAATGCAGATTATATTAATACTGGTGCATTGACAGTCAAGGATAAATCTGGAAATATTATCTTTTTTGCAGACATAGAAACTGGTACTGTAAGGATTTCTGGAGATAACGTCACGATTGGTGGCAAAACAGCACCAGAAGCAATTAGTGATGCTGTGAAAGAATCTAAGAACTACGCAGATGGTAAAGTATCAGATTTTGCAGAAACAGTTACAAAAAGTGTAGCGGACCTACAGAACCAGATAGACGGACAAATTGAGACGTTCTACTACGATTACGAACCAACATTAAAAAATATCCCTGCTTCTGACTGGAAAACAGAAGATGATAAAAAGAAGCATGAGGGAGACTTATTTTATTGGAAATCTAAAGGATATGCCTACAGATTCTTCAAAGATGGCGACACATGGAAGTGGCAGTTAGTACAAGACACGGACGTTACAAAAGCATTAAGGACAGCATCTTTCGCACAGTCCACAGCAGACAGTAAATGTCGTGTATTTTTGACACAGCCTACACCACCTTATGATACTGGCGATATGTGGAATCAAGGACAGAACGGAGACATCCTTACTTGCGTTGTAGCAAGGGGAGAGGGTGCAAGTTATGTGGAAACCGACTGGCAGAAGCTTAATAAATACACAGATGATGAGACTGCTAACAAGGCACTGGAAGAAGCGAGAAAATCTCGTGCAATGATTATCAATCTGGACAACGATTATCAAGCAATCACGACAGATTATAAGGGAGAATATACATCATTTCCAGAGTGCCACACGACAGCACAGGTATTGTACGGTCATACAGACATATCAAACGACTGTACTTATAATGTGCAAAAGTCGGGTGGTGTTGTAGGCTCTTGGAACAGCTCAACACACACCTACACTGTAACAGCATTAACAACAGATGTTGGATGGGTGGATATTACAGCTAATTACCTTAATACTTATTCTGTCACGAAACGATTTGACATTGCTAAATTAAAAGGTGGTATCCCCGGAGAAACAGGTGCAAAGGGAGAAACTGGTGCCACGGGCCCACAGGGGGAAAAGGGAGCTACTGGTCCGCAAGGAAGTGCAGGAAGAACATACTTCATGGAAACATCGTCTAGCATCGTGAAAATGTCTGCGGACAACACAATCGTGCCGAACTACATTACATTATCTGGTTATTACCGTGACGGTACAGCAACAGCACGTACAGCATATGAGTGCCGATTCAAGATTGAGGAAACAACGGATGGAGATACATACACGACCGTTTATACTTCATCTGAGGATGAAACGGACATTACTCATGCACTGTACTCTGTATTGGCGAGTGATTCAAGCGGTGTTACTGCAAGCGGTTCAAGTGGTATCGGTATATCAAGAAATCTTACAGCATTGAGATGTACGATGTATGCCGCAGGTGGATTTTCACAGGTGTTGGATATTGATACAATTCCAGTAGCTATTGATGTTGATGCACTGACTCACGAAGATATATTCAATCTGCTGACTAACGACGGAGCATGGCAAGGTATTTATCGTGGCTCTGACGGTAAGTTGTATATCAACTTTACTTATGCTAGAGGTGGAACATTAAATCTTGGTGGAAAAGCAAACACGTACGGTAATGGACAAATGCACGTTTATGATGCAAATGACAATGAAATTGTTGACATAAACACGAAAGGGATAGTCGTAACGCATTATATATCAGGCATGGGAGAAAAGCCAATATCATATGTGTGTATAACACCAGACGTGTTCGGTGGTATATATTTATCTGAAAACAAGGATGGAACTGGTGCATGTGCGATTTTGTCCCCAGATGAGATTGTATTAAAAAATAACAGCAGTGGACCAATTACAGTACAGACAGACATAACAATGCATATGACGGATGAATCACTTTATCTTGGGTCGGTAAGTGAATATAAATTTCATTTTGGAAAAGAAAGATCAAGTTTTTATCAGCCAGTTACTATTGGCGGAAGTTTGTCTGTTACCGGAGAAAAAAACAGAATAATAGATACAGAAAATTATGATACAAGAAAGCAGTATTGTTATGAAACAGCAACCCCATATTTTGGAGACATTGGAACGGCACAAACTGATGATAAAGGAAAGTGTTACATCGACATTGACGATATATTTTCAGAGACAGTAAACACAGGTGTTGAGTACCAAGTATTCTTGCAGAAAGAGGGGCAAGGCGATTTATGGGTAGAAGAAAAGACCGATAGTTACTTTGTCGTTCGAGGCACTGAAAACCTTAAATTTTCGTGGGAAATCAAAGCAATTCAGAGAGATTACGAATTTGAACGACTTGAAAAATTCGATAACTCAGAAAAAGAAGAAGTGATTGACTACGAGAAAGAATATATGGAAGAAATCAACGATTTGATTAAAGAACAGGAGGAAATGTTAAATGAAACAGTTGAGTAGCTTTATGGTATTAAATATTGACGGTGGAGACAGGGTATCATACACATACAATGAGATTGACGATAACACAGGAGAACCATTGTCACAGAATAAAAAAGAAAATTTCTGGGTAGTAGATAAAGAACTTAAAAAGCACATTGATGCTATCAGAAGCTACGTCAGAGAAAACAAGTTGAATTAAGGAGTGATGTTATGGCAATCAATATACCTCTAATACATATTTCAGATTTAACAGAGAAAACGTCTATATCTGATGATGATTACATGCTTACTGGTGGAAGCACCGCCAGTAAGGTTAAGTGGTCAACGATTGTGTCACTGATTAAAACTAAATTAGGAATAAGTAAAATACAGTCAGATATTTCTACGTTAAATAGTGATTTTTCCAGTTTACAGTACAAAGATTATGGAATTGATGGATTTGCCATTAAAATAAATAGTCAACTAGCAATGATTTATATGTGGTATGGCAAAAGTTTGACAGGCGGGAATATATCTCAAACTTTATTAACATTGCCCGATAATATTACATTTAACAGGGAAGTTTTTACACCGTGTGAAATTCTTGATAGTTCTTGGTCCCCATGTGGAAATACTGGATACATAACTATTAATAACAATAAAGTGTACGTACGTTGTAAAGAAACAACATCTTACGGTGTCGTAATAGCAAATGTGATTGTTCCTGCATCATATGTCAATATTCCATAGTTCTATTATTTAGCGAGAAAAGATAATATGCAGTTTTATATCCAACCAGATATGGCAGAACTGTATTCAAAACAAGGATATACAATCATCAAACTAGAAGAAGTAGTGTTGAATGATACACAAATATCTGAGATTTCAACACAGGAAGCAGGAATGATGATAGATAAAGAACCTACTGAAAAAGAAATTGAGTTTAAAGACAAGAAAGCACTGAAAGAATTTTTGGAAAAATCTGGTGTAGAAGTAAAAGATGTAGAAAAGAGGTAGAAAAGAATGGCAAAGATAAATGATTTACCGCTATTGTCTAATCCGACAGAAGATATGTATTGTCTGGTTGGAAAAGATGATTTAAAGAAAGTTCCATGGTCTGCGATTATGGGGCAGATTGGAGCACCTTATATTGCAACTACTGTCGCAGGTATGACAGACAAAACAAGAGTCTATGTCTATCAAGGTAGTGAGTCTGGTTACACAAGTGGCAATTGGTATTACTGGAATGGGTCTGCATGGACTTCTGGCGGTACTTATAATTCGGCTGCGGTAGACACAGATAAAACACTTACACAATCAGATAAGCCTGCGGATTCGGCTATAGTTGGAAAGGAAATTGGTTCACTAAAGGAATCTTTAAGTAACAACATTTCTCCTAATCTTTTTAATCCGGCAGTGGCAAAAGCAAATGTGGCTATCAGTTCTGGTGATGGCAGCGAAATGAATGGATTTAGCGGATGGGAAGCTACAGACTATATTCATGTATCCAAAAATGATGTTCTGTATTTTAGTTCAAACGGTAAGCCAACACCATACAGCACAGGCGCTTTTTATGACGCTCAAAAGAAGTTTACAAGTGGATTTGGAAACCCTGATAATAATAATAATATAACAGTTATATCTGATGGATATGCAAGGTTTTCTTTCGGTTCAAAAAAAGAAAAGTTGCAAATCGAAAAAGGCTCAAGAACTACATATATTCCATACGGCGAGCTTAAAATCAAAGCCGATGTGGATAATGTAAAGGAAGACACTGACAATATAAAAGCCGAAGTAAGTGAAGTTAAAGCCGAAGTTGTAAAAATACAGGAAGATCATACAAACCTTTTTAACAAAGATGCTGTTGTAAAAGGTGCGATTCTTGCAGAAAATGGAATATTAGAGCCAACATTCACTACTTGGGATGCAAGTGACTACGTTCATGTAAAACCGGGAATGGTTATTTATTTTAGTAGCAACGAACAGCCTATTGGAGTAGCAAGTACAGGCGCATATTTTGATGCAGATAAACAATATTTGTCTGGCATAAACAATGAACCTACCGTATTAACAGTTCCCGATGGTGCGTATTATTTGAGATTCTCTAAAAATGGAGGTCTTGGAGACATTCTTAACACTTTGAAAATCGAGCAGTACGGCATTACAAAGTATACTCCTTATGGAGAACTTTACGTTACAGTAACGGAGTCAGCATTACCAAGTTCAATTCTTCCAAAGTGGAAAGGATTAAAGATTCTTACACTTGGCGATAGCATTACTGCCATGGGCGGTGTAAACGGATGGACGTATTGGATTAAACAGTATCTCCTTGCTGATAAGGTTGTGAATGTGTCTGTTGCGGGCTCTACATGGCAAGATAAAGTTGCCAATCAGACGTATGACGGAAATCCACAACCATCTACTGATGGTAACGTAATGGGAAATCAAGTACAGAAAGTGCTAAATGCAAAAGCAAATGGAGATTCAGATTATCAAGACTTTGATGTGATTACATTCTCATTTGGAACAAATGATTCTGTTGATTTCTCTGTGCAGACAAAAGAAAGTGTGGAGAAACAGTTTATCACGAATTATGATCAGAACAACTTTACCGTTGTTCCTATTGATAACGTAAATCGTCAGACATTGGCAGGTGCTATGCGGTATGGATTCCAGAAGTTGCATGAAGCATATCCAAATGCCGTGATATTTATGTGCACTCCAACACAAGAATGTTATGAAACTTTCGATAGCATTTACCAGAAAGGTGATTTTATCAATTTTGTCGCTGATAGACTAGGAGCAGAAACAATCGACACTCGTAGATGCGGAATCAGAAACATTTACGAAAGTCAAACAACGATTGATTATGACCATCCTGAACAATCTGGTGTTGCTCCAATTCAGACTGATTTGCTTGACGGTATTCACACAAACGAAAACGGTGCAAAAAAGATTGCAAAATACAATGCGAGGGAAATTATGAAATATTTCATGATTAACTAAAAAATACTTTATCAAGTATAAAAAAATCCCCCTACAAACTGTAGGGGGAAAGTATAAAATTGAAGATTAAGTATGAAAAAATCTTCAAATACATATTAACATATATTTCCATAAAAAGAAAGGAGAAACTAATTATGAATTTCAAATTAAGACTACAGAATAAAGCAACATTAATATCTATCGCAGGTTTAATCGTTAGCACAATCTATCAGATTTTAGGACTTTTGGGAATTGTGCCATCAATATCAGAGGATATGGTTACACAGGGGATTGGAATATTACTTAATATTGTCTTTGCAGTAGGCATTATTACAGACCCAACAACACCGGGGGTAAAAGATAGTAAGCTTGCAAAGAACAAAACAGATATTGCAGAGGTAATCGAATATAAGGAGGACTAATATGGCACATACGGTAGACAAGCTTCTTACAGTAGCCAAAGGAGAAGTCGGATACTTAGAGAAGAAAAGCAAGAAGAATCTAAACAGTAAGACAAAAAACGCAGGTAGCAACAACTACACTAAGTACGGAGCATACTTTGGCATTAACGGACCAGATGCCTATTGGTGTGACATGTTCGTGGATTGGTGTATGGTGCAGGCATACGGCAGGGATGTAGCAAAAAAACTCTTACATGGCTTTAGTGCATACACTCCAACATCAGCACAAAAATTCAAAGACAATGACCAGTGGCATAAAACACCACGGATTGGAGACCAGATTTTCTTCAAGAACTCTCAAAGAATCTGCCACACTGGGATTGTGTATGCAGTAACTGATGAGATGGTGTTCACAATCGAGGGCAACACCTCTAATGGAACAGCCATTGTACCAAACGGTGGTGCTGTATGCAAGAAGTCTTATGCTTTAGGCAATAGTCGTATCGCAGGATATGGACGACCTAAATATGATAACGTAAAAGTATCATACAGCGTTGTAAAAAAGAACTCTTCCAAGAATGCGATCAAGTGGTTACAGAAGAAGCTGAACGCAAATTGTACATACGCAAACGAACATCTATTAGTCGTTGATGGAATCTGGGGAGCAAAGACAACACAAGCCTTGAAGAAATACTGGAAACAGTTAGGATGGAACACGTCTGGAGCATATGCAGGAAAGAAAACTTGCACAGCTCTGAAAAAAAATCGAAAAAAGTAGTTGCAATGTCGAAAATGATATGATATTATAAACAACGTTGAAGCGAGAATGTTCCATTTTCGTTCCAACCAAAATTGAGAACAATAGAGTTTATGCGGTTTAACATAGATTTGATTCCTTGACTTTTAATCAAGTTGTCCGGGGTTCGAATCCCCGCACGCTCACTTTAAAAAGCACGGTTGCCAAATGGCTAAATACCGTGCTTT